AGATTTTCCCTGAAAATGGCTCGGCCAAACATTATTTGGAGTAAAATGGATTTTTATGAGTGAATCGACCGAGATTGCCCGAGTTAGGGACGAATCGGCTTACCGGGGTGTGCCAAACCCGCGTATTCACACCAAATTGATCGATTACCCCTCTCACGGAGAGCAAATGATTAAGTTTTGCGAGGAAATCGGCTATGAGTTGCTTCCCTGGCAACAATGGCTGGCTCATCACTCGCTAAAGTACAAGCCAGACGGACGATGGGCACACCCGGTTGTGACCTTGCTTTGCGCTCGGCAACAGGGCAAATCTACGTTTATGGCTCTTCAAATTCTGTTTAGGATCTACGTTTTGAAAGAGAAACTGCAAGTCCATACAGCTCACAAGCTAACTACCTCAGCAGAATTGTTTTACAAAATATATGGAATTATCGAGCAGACTCCCCGACTAGCTGCCGAATTTACTAAAAAGTTAGAAAGCAAAGGTTTTCAAGAGCTTCAATTCACAGAAGGCCGCCGATATATCGTAAGAGCTAATAACTCAGCTGGTCGCGGTATCGCAGCCCCGGAAACTATCCATCTAGACGAAGCTCGCGAGTATAAAGACGAAGATGTGTGGTCTGCCTTGCGATATACCCAAATGGCTAGCCCAAATCCTCAAATATGGGTTTATTCAAACGCGGGAGATCAACACTCGATAGTCCTAAACAAACTCCGAGAAAGAGCGTTAGCCGCTATTCACGGGGGGACTGATGACATTGGTTGGTTCGAGTGGTCAGCACCTAACGGAATTAAATTCGATAACTCGCCAGACTTTTGGCTAGGTGTCTGCCAAGCTAATCCGTCACTCGGCTACACAGTTCATCCAGACAATATCCGAGCAGTGCTGTCAGACCCCGAAGATATTGTTCGCACCGAAGTTTTATGTCAATGGGTCGATACCATAAACCCAGTTATCAATCCGTCACAGTGGGAGAGCTGTAAAGTTGAGGGGCTTCGGCTCAACCCTGAAGAAGATACTTGGTTGGCTATTGATCTCAGTCCAGATAGAAAACAAGCCGCGTTAGTAGCTAGTCAAAGACTTGAGGGCGATAGATTTCAAGTCATATTGCTACAAACTTGGCACAATCCTCAAAACCTAGATGATAAAGCGCTGGCTAACGACTTAGCCGACTGGGTACGCAAGTATCCGGTTCAAGTAATTGCTTATTCAGCTAGGACGGCCTCAGCGGTAGCAGCGCGATTAGCACCAGCTGGAATTCGGACTGAACCTATTGATGGTCTTGACTATGCGCAAAGCTGCGATGAGTTACTCGGTGCAATCTCATCCCAGCGGTTGGCTCATTCTGGACAAGAAGAGCTGACCCGCCAATGCCTAGCCGCCGTGAAGCTCCCTTTCGGCGATGGCGGCTGGGTAATGGGGCGTAAAGTATCTAACGCGGTTATTTGTGGGGCGGTAGCTTCAGCGATGGCAACACACTTCGCAACAAAGCCAGCATCAGGCGTAGATATAGTCATCTTGTAGCACAACACCCTTACAATTTAACCAAATGGGTGCTATTCGAGATTTCTTCTTTCCAGAAGTTCAAGCCGCTAAACCTCAAAAGGTTTTAGATGTCACTGCATCATTAACACCAGTACAAATCAGCGATTCAATTTACAACATTCTTGGCGGCGCTACTAATACCACTCGCCAATTGGCTATGAGTGTGCCCTCGGTCGCAAGAGCCAGAAACATAATCTGCGGAACAATCGGCAGTCTCCCGCTCACCACATTCAATCGCATCACCGGCGCTTATGTAGATCCGCAGCGCGTTATTAATCAACCAGACCCACGAGTCGCTGGATTTGTTATCTATAACTGGCTTGCAGAAGATATCTGGCTATATGGCGTTGGTTATGGACAAGTTTTGGAAATGTATTCAACAACAGACGGCGGACGCGTTAGAGCCTGGACTCGCGTAGCTCCAGACAGAGTCACTGTTAATACAAATTCAAATACTACTGAGATTACTGGTTACTCTGTTGATGGTAAGCCTGTGCCAAATATCGGAGTCGGCTCCATCATTCGCTTTGATGGTCCAGATGAAGGATTACTGCACCGCGCAGGTAAAACAATTGCAGCGGCAGTGTATTTAGAAAACGCAGCGGTCAATTATGCGAAAGAACCAGCACCTTCAATGGTTTTAAAGTCTAACGGCACTAATTTAACTGCTGAAAGAGTTTCATCATTACTCAGCGCTTGGAAAACAGCTCGTCAATCTCGTTCAACGGCTTTTCTCAATGCAGATGTAGATTTAAAAGAATTCGGTTTTGATCCTAAGTCATTACAGCTTGCAGAGGCTCGCCAATATGTCGCGCTGGAATTAGCTCGCGCTTGTGGCATCCCTGCTTACTTCTTGAGCGCCGAAACTACTTCAATGACTTATTCTAACGCGGTATCAGAGCGGCGCTCATTAGTTGATTTCTCACTCCGTCCAATACTTAAGGCAATCGAAGAGCGCCTATCACTACCAGATTTCGTACCTAACCCAGTTATGGTGCGTTTCGCACTTGATGACTTTTTGCGCGGTAATGCGTTAGAGAGAGCACAAGTGTATGAAATCTTGAACCGCATTGGCGCGATGAGTGTCGAGCAAATTCAAAGAGAAGAGGACTTAATTCCAAATGAGAATTAATATGCCAATGGTCATCACGGCCGCAGACACAGTAAAGCGCACAATTAGCGGCACTATTGTTACTTGGAACGAGCAAGGCAACACTTCAGTCGGGCCAACTGTTTTCGCAGCTGACTCAATTGAGATGAAGCCAGTCAAATTGCTACTAGAGCACGACCGGACCCGTCCTATCGGCAAATTGATGTCTCACGAAGTAACTAAGGACGGAATAGTGGCCACGTTCAAGATCGCTAACACTATTGCCGGAGAAGACGCGTTAGTCGAGGCCACAGAAGGCTTGCGCGATGGCTTTAGCGTTGGCGCTCAAATAAATGAGTGGGTTAATAACAAAGGCGTAATGCAGATTACTTCCGCAACCCTTGATGAAGTTTCCTTAGTAACTGATCCAGCTATCGACTCAGCTCGCGTTAGCGAAGTCGCCGCTTCCGAGAATGAAGCACCTAAAGAAGAAGATTCCGCTCCGGCAACCGCCGAAGAGGACAAACCAACCGAAGGAGAACAAGTGTCAGACACTACCGTTCCAGCTCCTGCCGAAGAAACGGTAGAAGCTGCCAAGGTCGAAGCCGCCGCGCCTCGTCCTGCGTTTTACGCAACTCCTCGCCTTGAGTTCACAAAGGCAAAATATCTAGAGAACAGCGTTCGCGCTGCGCTCGGTGATGATGATGCTCGCGCTTATGTTCGCGCAGCTGATGACACCACTTCAAACAACGCTGGCCTTGTGCCAACTCGTCAGCTAACAGAGGTAGTAAATAACCTTTCAAATGGCGACCGCCCAACAATCGCTGCAATCTCCACTGGAGTTTTGCCAGATGCTGGTATGACTTTTGAAATTCCTCGCATCACTGTAGTTCCAACAGTCGCAGAAGAAGGCGAAGCTGATCCAATCGTTGAGACCGGAATGGAAACCGATTTCATCTCCGTATCAGTTAAGAAGTATGCTGGCGGACAGACCTTCAGCGTTGAACTCCTTGACCGCTCTTCACCTGCATTCTTCGAAGAGCTTGTGCGCCAGATGGAATACGCATACGCAAAGAAGACCGATGATGCAGTAGCAGCAGTCCTAATCTCAGCAGCGACAGATGGCGGAAACCGCACAATGTCCGGCGCTAACTTCTTGGACTTCTTGTCAGATGCAGCAGTAGATATTTACAAGAACACACTACGCTTCCCGACTGGCGTTATCGCTTCACCTGATCAATGGGGCGCAATTATGGGTCTAAACAACTCAGGAATTCCTCTATACCTTTCCACAATCAATCCTTCCAACGCTTCCGGTAACTTGGTTCTCGGAAACAATGGCGGAACTGTAAATGGCTTGCCATTATATGTAGCTAGCAACGTAGGCCCAGGAACAGGTGATGGAACAATCATCGCAGTAGATCGCGAATCCTTCACTTGGTACGAGTCACCACGCACTCGCCTACAAACAAACGTAGCGCTAAATGGCCAAATTGAGGTCGCTTACTACGGCTATGGAGCAATTGCTACCAAGGCTGCTAAGGGCGCTTACAAGTGGATGGTTGCATAGTAAAACTCAAATAGTGACGGCCAGTCCGCTCCCGAGCTGGCCGCTCACCTAATAGCTTGAAAGGATAACGAGATGCCAACAATAGTCACGGCCACAGAGCTGAGGACCATTCTTGGTGTCTCGTCATCCCTATATAACGATGCTTATCTCAACGACATTATTGACGCAGCTGAAGCAATTACGCTTCCAATGCTGGTGTCATACTCTTCTCGAATTATCAAAGCTGAACTTTCAGATGATTTTGCTACCTTTACAACTGCAGACATCCATCCATTCAGCGTAGGCCAATCGGTAGTAATTACCGGAGTCAATGCAACTTTTAACGGCACTCGCACAGTTACCGACACTGGCCCATCTTATTATTTTAGTTTTCCGACATATCCTTACCCAGCTTCATTCAGTTACACCTTAGGCAATACAGAATTTACAGTAGCAATCACCGCTGCGGATGTTAATGAGTTTAATGTAATACCTTCCGGTTTCGCAGTTTTATCCGGCGCATCTACTTATGTAGGCAATGCCGCAGTAGAAGCCGCAATCCTTGCCATATCAGTAGAAATCTTTCAGGCTCGCACCGCTGCTGGTGGAGCAATTGAAGGCGTTGATTTTGCAGTTACACCTTACAGACTTTCCAAAAATTTACTCGCTAAGGTAACTGGCTTGCTTGGTCCATATTTGGACACTAGCGCGATGGTGGGATAATGCCCATCTCAACAGATATCAGAGGAGCAATTAAAACAGCTCTAAGCACAGTCACCGCAAATGTTTATGATTCTGTGCCTGAAACTGTTATTGCTCCTGCCGTAGTTATTGTTCCAGACTCTCCATATATGGAATTGGACGTTATAGGCAAAGCGACTACGCGAGTTAAATTAAATTACACAATTACGGCTTGTGTCGCTTACTTTTCTAACGCAGCAGCTCTTGATAACTTAGAGCAATTAGTTATGAGTATTCTTGGAAAGTTAAACGCTTCCAAGTATGAACTGTCGGTGGTTGAGAGACCATCGGTAACAGAAGTCGGAACAACAACCCTGTTGGTATCCGATATCCGCTTGAGCGTCCGCTACGAGCAAACCGCATAGGAGACCCAATGAGTACAACAATCATTACAGGGCGCGATGTGAC